TCGTTTTAGAGCGATCCTGGAGAATTTTGGAGTATCAACACCAAGATCAGAACTAACAAAACAGGTGATAGATATCACAAGACCTAACTTGACATTTGATCAAGTAACACTAGATGTTTACAACTCAAAAGTATACATCGCAGGCAAACACACTTGGGATCCGATCACAATCAATTTAAGAGACGACGTAAACAACTCTGTAAGTAAATTGGTTGGAGAGCAGATACAGAAACAGTTTGACTTCTTTGAACAATCAAGTGCGGCATCTGGTATCGACTACAAATTCACAACTAGAATTGAAATGCTTGACGGTGGAAATGGTTCAAGTGCGCCAAATGTGTTAGAAACATTTGAATTATATGGTGCATACATTGAAAACGTGAACTACAACACAATGGCATACAACTCATCAGAAGCGGCTACAATAACATTGTCAGTAAGATACGACAACGCAGTACAAACGCCACAGGGTACAGGTATTGGATCAGCAGTAGCAAGAACTATCGGTACTTTAAGTACAGGTGGTGGACAGTAATAAACAAAATTAAGTTAGCAATTATAACAGGAAAAGCGTCTTTATAGGCGCTTTTTTTGTGACTATAAATAACACTATGCCAAAGATAAATGACTTCCTAAAAGGTTTCCAAGACGGTTTACCCGGTATGAAAGACTACCAACACGCCTCGAGGTTGTACATAGACAACGATTTTAAATTAATACCAAAACAAAAATTCTTGTTCCACGTGGTGTTCAACACCGACGAAACGTTGTTTACGGGTGGATTCAATTCAGCAGAGAGATATCAACTAAACATGTTGGTAAAGGCATGTGACCTGCCAAAGTATGACTTGAGTTACGAAGAGAAGGTTCAATACAACAAGAAAATGTATGCCGCTACCAGGATAGCATACGAACCTGTAAACATAACATTCCACGACGATCACGCAGACACTGTCAACGCATTCTGGAAAAAATACTACGAGTACAACATAGCAGATTCAATAGGTATGAACAGCGACCTCGAAATATCAAACACAAAGGACGATTACTTTGATTTTGGAGACAAAAGACAGACTACCAAATTTGGAATGGACACCCCAAAAGAAAAGAGAAAACCATATTTAAAGGGCGTAGAAATTTTTGTGTTACATAAACAAAGGTTTACATCATTCACCTTAGTCAATCCCGTGATAGGTTCGTTCTCCCACGATAACCTAGACCAAGCAGACGGCGGAGGAGTAATGAATAACACAATGCAGATATTGTACGAAACAGTCATTTACAAATCAGGAATAATCAACAGAAACAACGTGCCGGGATTTGCCACAATCAACTATGATAACTCGCCGAGTCCTTTGACTGTGCTTGGAGGAGGCACCAACAGTATATTTGGACCTGGTGGTGTTGTAGACGGAATTGGTTCAGTCATAAGAAACGTACAATCAGGAAATATTTTAGGTGCCATACTTGGTGCATCGAACACTTATAACAACGCAAAAAAAATAAAAAAGAAAAACGTCAAAGAAGAACTGAAAGGTATAGCCAAAGAAGGGGTATTGGAAATTGGCAAACAGGCCGGACAAATCACTAATCCGGTAGCACAATTCAGTGTTGGTGCGGTGGCGGCAGGAGCGGCCGTGGTTGCCTCAGCGATTACACTAGGTGATAAAAAATCAAAGGACAATACAGTAATAACTAGTTCCAGTATTGATACAACTGTCTTCTTGGGAGAAAACGAATCATTTAATCTTGTTAATAATGATAGCAACGTAAGAGATGAAGTGGCCGCAGGCCTATATTTCAGAGACATTGGATCCCGTAAAGGATTGACCCCTACAGAATCTAACATAGAATACGAGGCGTCATCAGATAGCATAAAAAATGTCTATACAAATAAAGCAGTGACTGACATTAGAAACTTGGTGACGGAAGGGTATATAAAAATTTCTAGAGAAACACAAGATGTTGAAGTGGCAACAGAGAAGGAATCATTATAATGGCTGAGTTTTACACAAATCTTCCACCAAAAGACAAAGACGAATTAGAGAAGACTATAGAAAAACTTAAAACCGTCCCTTACCAAACTGAGTACGAGTTCAATGCGAATGAATATGACAATGCCATAGCCTTTTTTGTCAAACGTAATTTTACAAGGACTGCGGCAGAGTCGACAGCATACTCGATACTGGCACAGGCAAAAATAGATAACATAAGCCCCCAACTGATCTTGGATCAATTGACCAAGGCATCTCCGGTGTTACTGTCAGAGCTGATAACAATCATTCTAAACGCCAACAGATACAAGTCTAGTAGGTTAGGTGTGCGAAAGACACTGACTACGAAAGAAACTATATCTAGAAATATCATAGACTAATGTTACCCAGATTCGCAAGAGGTAAGTTCTCTCCAAAAAACGGGGAAAAATACGTTGGTATGAAAACTCCAACATACAGGAGCAGTTGGGAACACGCTTTTATGAGACTATGTGACGAACATCCTAACGTGTATCAGTGGGCAAGTGAAAGCATTAAAATTCCATACAGGCATCCTTTCACAGGAAAATACACTGTGTACGTTCCAGATTTTTTCATCGTGTATCAAGACAAGAACGGTAGGAAACACGCAGAGATGGTGGAAGTAAAACCCATGAGTCAGACCAACATGGAATCTGCTGGCAAAAGCCAGGCGAAGAAGAAGCAGGTAGTCATAAACATGGCCAAATGGGAGGCCGCCAGTGCCTACGCCAAACAAAGAAATATAAAATTCAGGGTGGTGTCAGAAGAACAGTTATTTCATAACGGCAAACGTAAGTAAATACGACAATGACTAAGAAACTAGAAGATATACTCAATTTACCAAATGTCAAAGAAGCATTCAAAGAAGTAGACAAAAAAGAAAAAGACAAAAAATTAAAAGAATTTGGACAGGACAATCCAAGCACAAAAAATTTAGATGCCCAAACTCAAAGGAATCTTCAGAAGAGCTATGCCGAGTTTGACAAAATAGCGGCCGCACTTCCACAAGTAAAAGGTCTAGGAGAACTATCAGACCTAGAATTAGACAAACTGGCAATTGAAGCGGAGGAAAGTTACAAGAATCTTATGGATTTAGGCATGAATGTAGACTCTAGATATTCGGGCAGAATATTTGAAGTTGCGGGTAATTTCCTACGTAATGCCATAGATGCAAAGGGTTCCAAGATAGATAAGAAGCTCAAGATGGTTGAATTACAACTGAAAAAAATGAAAATGGACCAGAACAACAAGGACGGGGGTCCTATTGAAGAAAGTGACGGTTTTGTCATATCTGACCGCAACGAATTAATGAAGAAACTACTTAAAAAAGACTAAATATTGCATATGAGCACATTCACAAAGTATCTAGCGGAAGCATCTAAGTCGTATGATTACAAAATAAAGGTAGCAGGCACGGTAGCAGACGATTTCGCTTCTAAACTAGAATCAGCACTTGCAAAGTTTGAAGTAGCAAACATGTCAGCAGGTAAGAAAACACCTATCATGACACTGCCTCTTGATTTTCCTGCCTTAAGCAATGAAGAAGTGACAATATACGATGTGACAACAAATTATCCAGCATCATCTCATGTAATGAAAGAGTATCTTTCAGATATATTAAGAGTGCCGGCTACACATATTGTAGTCAAAAAGCCAGGAGAGCCCACTGAAGAATACCAAAACGACATGCAGGTTGCTAAAAAATCTGAGTATGCGAACAAACTACATGACATCGAATACAAAGATGCACCTAAGGTCAACGCAGAAGATTTTCATTCAACAAAAGCAAACATGGGCCTATTAAAAGAACTATTAAAAGACAGAGAAGTAAACAAAGATGCTCCGAAAGAAAAAGAAAATGCTATGAGCAAAGAAGAAGAAAGTAAACCAAGTCCTTTCTCAAAATCAACTAACCCACACCCAGACCCAAAAAGGAAATAAGTTATGGAAATGATAGACGTATTAAAAAAATTACAAGAGATCGCAGAGACAAAACCTGAGTTGGTTAAGGACGCAGTGGAAAACGTAGAAAAAACAAATCCAAAAGTAGACGAAGGCAGAATGAAAGACTACTTACATGACGAAGCAGAAAAACTTTCAAGAGAAGAATTTTTAAAGAAACATGGAGAAAGCCTAAGAGGTTTTTATAATTCAATTAACGGCTCTGAAGACGACGAAGATGACAGACCTGACTCAATGGAAGGTAAAATGATGAAAAAAGAAACTGTCAAAGAAGACATCAAAATGACAGCAGACACTCCACAAGAGGCAAATATGTTGATGCAGATTCTAAAAATGGCAGGTGTAAAACCTGTTGATCCATCCATGATGGGAATGGAACCTGAGCACGGTTCAGACATGACCCCGGGTGACGACGCTATGGGCAGTATGCAGATGGCAAAGATGAGAGACATGATGACTGCACCTGATGAAGAAAAAGCGGCGGAGACGTTTGCCAACGAACCAGAAGAGAAAGTTTCAGATGTTGACACACTTGTAAACGTTCACTCAGGTGGACTAAACAGACAAAAGAAAACTCATCCTATAGTTTCTCCAGGCGACAATCCAATGGCGGCGGAGGACAAAATCACAGAACAGGATCTGGCTAATAGTTTAAGAGATCAGTATGAGGCTTTCAAAGAAAGTTACAAGAAAGCGGCTAAAATGTCAGAAACAAAAGCAAAACCTGACTTCCTAGACATGGACAAAGATGGCGATAAAAAAGAACCAATGAAGAAAGCCGTCAAAGACAAAGAAGACAAAGAGAAAAAATAATTTTTCCACTTCCAAATAACCAAATTAAATACCGCTAATGGTATACAAAAACGCGACTTTGTGCATAGGAGACAACAGTTCTGAAAAGGCCTGGGCACATCATAATTCATTAAAATTAGCACAAACACATCAGGCAATTTTCAGAGGGCAATTCAGTGATATTAATCAAACGCTTGAAGACGGATACTATCACACCGATCTTGTTAGCCTTAATCAAAAAGATCTTTTAGACAGCATAAAAAAATTTAATAAAATAATAATTCTTGACCAAGACATAGACAAATACAGTCATCCTCATATTTTTGTTTCTACTTGGAAAATTATTAAAGAACTTAAAAAGAGACACAAAAATCTTGAAATAATGAATCCAAAAAACATGGCATTTTTGGACTATTGGAACAACATATTAGAAACCAATAAAAGTTTTTGTCTGTACCCATGGATTAAATCAGTAGTGTACAATGATCATCATACACTTTGTACACAATCTTTTATGCCAGTCACAAAAACTAGTGCTATGAAAGACTGGAAGTATGATGCAAATTATACTGCTATAAGAAAAAAAATGCTTGAAGGAGAAATGTTGCCTAACTGCAGGGCATGTCACCTTCATGAAAAAAGAAAGCAAATAGAGCCAAGTATTAGACAGCACGAAACACTTGAATGGGCCGCTCTACTTAAATTAAAATCTCTAAAGGATCTCGAAAAAATGACATCACCTAGTTACTTCGAGTTACGTTTCTCTAACAAATGTAATATTAAGTGCAGATCATGTAATGGACACTTTTCTCACTTAATCCAAAAAGAAAATAAAGAAATTAAAGATAAAACATTTCATGAGTTACTAGACAAAGAAAAAGTAAACGACCTAGGAGGAGAGGAAATAATAGATTGGAAACTTTTGAAAAGAGTATACATAGGTGGTGGCGAATCAACAGTACAACCAGAACTTTATAAATTTCTTAGAAACTGTATTGCCAACAATAATACTAATTTTGAAATGAGGATAGGAACAAACGGTGTAAAAATATCGCCGCGTTTACTAGATTTGTTCAAGCATTTTACTCAACTAACTTTTAGTGTAAGCACAGACGGGCATCCAAAAATAGACGAATATATTAGATGGGGTACGAACGGCATCGAAAAAGAAAAAAATGTTGAAAAACTCCAAGCACAAGGTCATCCAATAGCGATTAATTTTGTTTTTAGTATATGGAACATTGCACATGTAGGTGAAACTTTTGAATATTTTCAAGAAAAATATCCAAACTCACCGGTACATACAAACATGGCCGGTTACGAAGGCAATATATTACACCCAATGCTTTTTCCAAATAAAGAATTTGCATTAGAATCTATCAAACGTGCTATGAAGACAAGACCTTACCAAAGTAATGAGCAGAGAACAAAGCATGTCCTTGACAATATGTTTGATTTTTTCTCGGGTAACAAAGAGACAGACCTAATTAGATTACGTAAATTTTTCTATTATAACGACATGCTAGATAAACATCGTGGCAGTAGATTACAAGATTACATTCCAGAACTAGAGGCTTGTCGAAAATATTTGCGTTAGATCTATTCTTTGATGGTAGCAAATAAGGAGTAAATACTTAACCATGGCGTATGTATCATTAGATAGCGACCAAATTAAAAAGGCGCATAAAAAACACAAATACACAAAAGAGCAAGTCGAACAACTTGAAAAGTGTATGGACGAGAAGACAGGTCCACTTTATTTCATGAAACAGTTCATGAAGATACAACACCCCACAAAAGGTGAAATGAAATTTAAACCTTTTCCCTATCAAGAAAGATTAGTTGAAGCATACAACAATCACAGATTTTCAATATCAATG